ATGTTATTTTAAATGAGTTACATCCAGAATATGCACCAGATGGAAGTAATGTCGGAATGGTAAAAGTACGATTTATTCCAGGTGACCGTGGAGTTCCAAAAGAAGAGTTAAATTGGGTATCACCAATAGACACTAGTATACGAGAATATCCACTAAAAAATGAATTAGTATTGGTGTTTTATTCACTTGGGAGATTGTTTTACACACGAAGAATTAATTCTACAAACAAAACTACAGAAAGTTCATGGCCTGGATTGAGTGAAAGATTTTCACCATCAATAGATACACAAGATAAAAGTAATTCAGCACAATTAGCCGCTCAAGGTGGAAGTCCATACCGACCATGGGGACTGAAACAACAGTTTAGTTTGGGTGATGAATTTAGTGAAAACCCTAGTGTTCGTATGCTTCGTCCAAACGAAGGAGATTTAATTATAAACGGACGGTTTGGAAATACAATTCGGTTTGGTTCTAGTCTGTTCAGTAATCCAAGTACTTCCGCTCCACAAGCAAATTTACTATTAACAGTTGGGCAAAGTCCAAACAAAGTTACTTCTATTGATATTGATAATGACGGAACGAACGAAACAGTTGCCGGAGGACCATACGGATTAACTTACGAAGATATTAATAAAGACAAAAGTAGTATCTGGATGGTAGTAGATGAAAAGATAGTATTAGACCCCGCTACAAAAACTTCCGTTTCACACTTACGGTCAACCGAATCATCCGATTCTACAAAGTACACTGGGGCACAAATATTTGTAAATTCTGATAGACTTATTTTAAACAGTAAATTAAATGAAATATCCTTATTTTCAAAGAAAGAAATCAATTTAAGTGCAGTGGAGTCAATTACGATAGATTCGGCAAAGTCAGTATTCATAACTGCAGAACGAGATATAGAAATCAGTACACCACAAGATTTTATTTTGAATGCTCGTTCAATAAACTTAAATGTAACAAACGACATTTCTCAGGGAACGTCAGGAAACTACATAATATCGGGTAAAAAGATATTTATAGGTTCAGACGGTGATGAAAGTCAACCGATGGTTTTAGGTGGCGAACTAGCAACGTGGTTAACCAGTTTGGTAAGAGTATTATCAGCCGCAACCGTACTAACTGCTACTGGACCTGCGTTTTTCAACCCAACGGTCACATTCGAGTTAGGTAGATTATTAAATCAATTAGGTTTACCTGGAACTCCACAATCTGCTATATTCAACAGTACAAGTAATTTTACTTCTAAGACTAACTGATTATGGCAATACCAACTAATTTATTACCGATAAATAATCCGTTTAGAGAAGATATAGTAGACGAGGTAGTAACTGTTACGATACCCTCGGGTAGTAGTCTAGGAGTACCAAGTAACCTATTACCAATCAATACCGCAGATATATCTGGGTCGTTTCAATCGCTAGCAGGTGTTATACCTTCGGGCAGCATACCAGAAATACCACAGTTTACTGTATTAAACGCAGTTATACCAGACAGTTTGTTCACAACTGGTAGTTTGGACCAAGTTAAAGCAAGAACTATTGGAGCGGCAAGAAAATACATTAGTGGATTACCTTTACCAAGAAATATTCCTACTGTACCAACTATAACGATACCGTTTCCACCAAGACGGCCATCATACGGGCAAATTAAAAACTATATCAAAACTAAAATAGATAGAATTAAACAACAACGTCAAAAAGCATCAGTTAAGGCATTAGACACAGAACTTAAAAAACAAGAAAATCCGTTCAAGTATAGACAATCATTAAAAAACCAAGAAACACGAAACACGGTTCTTGGACGATTCAATAACCAGTAGAGGGTAATAATATGGATAAAGCACTATTTAGAGCATATGTCAAGGAACTGGTCAAGGAACAGATTGAGGAATCTGTAGAAAAAGCAGTTAAAAAAATCCTTCCAGAAATTCTTGGCGAAGCTGTTGCGGAAATCAAACAAACTCAAGCAAAATCAGTTAATGAAACTGCAACTGCAAAACCAAAATTTTCTCGTAATCAACTTGCTCAAATGATGGGATTGGAACGTTTGGGTGATACCATTACGGCCACATCAAAGAATGTTGGACCAGTAATGCCAACACCAGAAGGCGTAGACCCAAATAATCCAGCATTACAAGCAATCAATAAAGATTATTCGGCATTGATGAAAGCAATGAAGTTGACCTAATTGGAGATTTAGATGGCTCAGAAGTTTATCGGAATCACATTACCAGCACGGTTGGGCCCAACAGGAATGTTCGACCAATCTACAACAGTAATCCAACAAGTTCGTTCTAACTTTAAGAATTTGATTCTTACCAAGAAAGGAGAACGTGTTGGTCAACCTGATTTGGGGTGTGATTTATGGAAAATATTGTTTGACCCATTAACCGAAGAAACTTTGGAAAGTGCTCGTTTAGCTGTTGCGGAAGCAGTAGACCGTTGGTTACCATTTATAGAATTAACAGATTTTCAGATTAATAAAACAGATGATGAAAATATCATCAACATAAAATGTAATTATAGATTTAGACAGAATCGTAATGTTGAAGATGAAGTAAATATATTGACTAATATCTTAGGAACAGCGACAGTTTCGTTCGGAACGGAACCAACTACGGTTGAAGGAACAAACACATTTGCACAAAAAACACAAGCAGAGCGAGATAGACGTGCAAGAGAAATGGAAAATGCTCGTCGTATTCGTAGACTTAATTAATTTGGAGTACTAAATGGCAAGTAATCAACAGGTAACTATACAACCAAGACCAAATGTTAAGCAAATTAATTATGTCTCAAAGACGTTTACCGACTTTAGACAAAACTTAATAGAATTTGCTAAGGCATACTATCCAAACTCATATTCAGATTTTAATGAAACATCTCCTGGTATGATGTTTATTGAAATGGCATCATATATTGGTGATGTCCTTTCATTTTACATTGATAATCAATTTAAAGAAAATTTATTAGAATATGCGGAACAACAAGAAAACGTAATTTCAATTGCACAGTTTCTTGGATACAAACCAAAATTAGTTTCACCATCGACAACAATTGCTACACTATATCAGGTTGCACCAGCAGTACTTGAAAATGGTGTGTATGTTCCTGACCCAAAGTATTTAGTTAAAGTAGCAAAGGGTAGTGCTTTTTCCTCAGTCGGTCAGACCTCTATTCAATTTAGATTAACTGAAGATGTAAATTTCTCCGACATCACATCAGAAAATTATATCATTAACACATTTTCTGGTGGAAATCCATCAACGTTTATTATCACAAAACCCGCACCGTTAGTAGCAGCAGAGGAAAAAACTACTACATTTACTTTTGGAAGTGCACAAAAATTTACATCGGTATTGATGCCAGAAGAAGATATAATTGGTATAGAAAGTATTGTTGATTCAAATGGAAATACTTGGTATGAAGTAGATTATCTTGCACAAGATGTTATTATGGATGAATTGGATGTCACCTCAAATGGTGAAACTGGAGTCTTACCTTCATCAAAATTACGTTTACGTAGAGTTCCACGTAGATTCGTAACCAGAATAAACAGAAATTCTCGTATGGAATTAGTATTTGGTTCAGGAACGGACAATGAAGCAGAACTCAATACCACATTAGATTCTAGACAAGTAGCAAATTCTCAATATGGTAACACTATTGAAAGTATATTAGGAAATGTAGCGATTAATAACGTTAATTTCTTAAATAGTAATGCATACGGCATCGCACCAGCAAATCTTACATTAACTGTAACTTATTTAGTTGGTGGCGGTGTAAATAGTAATACATCATCTAATACAATTACAAGAGTATCAGAAATAACGACACTAAATGATACCACAGATTATACTTCCGCAGAACTTAATGCGTTTAATTCAGTAGTACAAAGTATGACCATCAATAATGATTTACCCGCAACAGGTGGTGGTGACGGTGAATCTATAGAAGAAATTCGTGAAAATGCACTAGCGTACTTCAACGCACAAAACAGAGTAGTTACAGTAGAAGATTACGCTGTTCGGTCATACGCATTACCATCCAAGTTTGGACGTATCGCAAAAACTTTCGCAGTTCGAGATGAACAAATTAATAGAATATTAGCTACACAAAGCGACCGTGTATATGTTGATAATCCTGTTCGTCCAAACGTAATTAATTTATATACATTAGGATACGATACTAATGGAAAGTTAACAACACTTAATACTGTAGTAAAAGAAAATTTAGGACGATATCTTGAACAGTTTAGAATGTTGACAGATGATGTTAACATTCTTGATGCCTTTATTATCAATGTCGGGGTACAATTCGATATCTCAGTATTAAGAAATTATAATGTCAACGATGTTCTCGCAAGAAGTATTGGTGCGGTTCAAGACTTCTTTGATATAGCTAAGTGGAATATTAATCAACCAATTATCTTAGCAGATTTGATGTATAATATTGGTTTAGTAGATGGTGTACAAACTGTAAAAAACGTTCGTATTTTCAACAAATACGAATATATAGATGGTACAGGATATCAACCATATCTATATGACAT